GATCTTTATATTCCTGTTTTAATCGAGACTCTGGAATAAAACGCTGGTTAGATGGTTGTAGGTATGCATTACCATTTTCAATTAACTCTTCCTTAGAAATTTCTTGCATAGAACCTTCCGTACCTTTAAAAGGTTCTTTATATCTATAGGGTTGTAGGGTCTGCATACCATATAGCTTCATAGTGAGCTGAGAATCTATTAAAAACAACATTTCATAGACTACATATCTATGGTTGGGTATGGTGTTGGGAAACTTCTCTGTTATTTTGCTTCTCTTTTTTTTTTCCTCTTTTTTAGAGTCTCTAGCATTAACGTCCAAAAACATTAGATTAGCACCTATATGAGATAGGTGTGATTCTCCTGAGTCTGGGTCTATCATTTCTCCCTGTCTATAGCTATTAAAATGTCTTAAAATGGCAGCTATATATCTGTGAGCTTCTACATCTTTATAATTTGTATCCCCGTACTCTTCGGCTCCTTGAGTTAGAACCTTAACTATCCCTTCTTGGAAAATAGGGTCTAATAAATCATAACGTAATTTCCCAGCATCAAATTTCTTACCTTCTCCCATAAGACCTCCTAAAAAAAGTAGGGGAGAAGGGCGTGACCCATGTTGTTTGGGTCCTCCCCCCTACGAGTAGACTGTAGATTAAGTTCTACTAGTCAATAGCTTACCCCATGATTGTAACATTGTCAAGCACGAGTGTATTTTATTAATATAAATAGCTGTTTTGCTTTCTTTCAAAGAATCACTCATAGGCTCTTCAAATAAAGATTTTTTCCTTAATACTTCTGCCTGAAAAACCCCATAAATACGAACATCTAACTCTAAGGCATCAAATGAACCTGCTATTACATATTCATTATTACACTGGCTATGTATAATAGCATCATCCCAACTATTAAATAGCATAGAGGGAGTTTTTTCTCCGGGAATATTTGGGTGTTCATACCTAAAAGTATCCCCATAACTACATCCTTTCACTAAAAATTTATCTTTTGAATTAAGACTTTTAAAATCATAATCATAATTTCTTTCCTCAGAAGACAATAGCCTAAAATCATTTTCAGTGAGTTTAAGTCCAAACATTGAAGCTACTTTTCTAGCTCCCATTTCTACTCCCTTGCCAGTTACTATATCTTGGAATGTTTTTTCAGGAGTCAAGTTTTCATCAAATTGACTATACCACTCAAATCTTTCCTCATATGTATCTTCCGCAAATCTTATAATTAAATCTTTTTCACTTTGCGTTAACTTCACTGTTATTTCTTTCAAATAATTCATTTATTGCCTCTTTACGTTGGTTATCTAAATATTTACATTTACTGCGCCAATATTTAATTTGGTTATTTAATACTGTTATGTCTTTTTCTAATTTTTTTAATTTCATAAACAATCTATTTTTATCATCTATAAGTTTATCGAGAAGTTTATCCTTACTTGATGATATTTTTGTTATATTAGACATTTTTTGCTCCTTTCGGGCACCATTCATAATGATGCGGTATTGATAAAAAATCTCCCCCACACACGCAATCTGTTTTCTTAGTCTTCTTATTATCTGTTAATCTATATGGCTTTATATCCTCCTCATTTACAATGATTCTAATCTTTTTTTTATATAATTCTACTGTATAATAATTAGTGTTGGGTATTTGTAAAGGGTTTACTTCGGTAATATTAGCTTTGTCGTCTTGATGTATCCCTGATTTTGTTATAACTACTATATCCCCTACCCTATATCTCATTTACAATACCTTTCTGAGATTGTAGTCTCTACTCCAACTTTGACATCTGGAACAACTACTTTCATTGAATCTATCATAATCTTTTCTTGTAATTCTGTCAACTTTTTTGCTTCTTTTTCTGGCACTTCCGTAATGATTTCATCATGTACAAAGCCAACTATTTTAAACCCGGCATTCATTAAATTATATAAAGCTAATTTTGCCCCATCTGCAGCAAGTCCTTGAAAAGGTGTATTCTTTTCTGCACAAAAAGTAGTATTATTGCGCAATCTGCCGGTTCGCGTCCATACATAACCTTTTTCCCCATTTAAATAATCTTTCATTTCTGGAAAAGCATCAAACCATGTTTTTTTCATATTTGATGCATCATCTCTACTAATATTTAATCCGTAACCTTTTGAAAATTCAATAAAAGTATTAAGTCCTAACCCTCCGGGAAACCCGAAATTAGCTGCCTTTGCTGCCTGCCTCTGCCATTTTAATACAAATGCCTCTTCTACACCAAATAGTACAGAAGCATAATACTTGTGGAGGTCAATTCCCTCATTAATTTTATCCCTCATTACAGATTCCCCAAACTCATCATACAAAACCTGTGCCAATGTAGATAATTCAATAGCAGAATAATCAGTAATAAGAAAGGTCTTGCCCGATTCTGCCCGAAACATGGAGCGAATTTCTCCTGCTCTAGGTAACTGTTGAAAATTAGGTTTAGAACATCCTGTTCTCCCTGTATTTTTCAATAAATCATATCTGGGATGGACTCTCGGACCCTTTAAATCTCTAATAAATTGAGTAGTTTTCTCCAAAGATTTGTATTCCAGATACATATTAATAAATGGGGCATCCTTATAAGGCTTTAAATCCTCTTCTCGCATACTGTAATCACCGGTAGGGGTCTTAGGTATGTTTTTCAATCCTAAGTGCCTTATAATCCCATTATACCTCTTCTGATTACCCTTTTCCCCCCTAACCCATCCATAGGTAGCGAGCTTCCTTACAAAACTATCTAATTGCTTATTAATTTTATCTAATAATGCAGTAGCTTTTTCCTCATCAAACCCGATCCCATTTTTGTAAATTCGGTTTAAAGCTAAATTGCCTGCTACCTGAATTTGATGAGATAGAAAATTTTGAGTTTTAGTAGAGGCTATTAAAGAACTTAACCTATTGTATGCAAAAAAGGTTGCTAACACATCTTTTGCCCCATATTCTAAAAATATGAGAGGTATTTCTTCTATATTTTTGTCTTTGAATTGCGTGAAATTTGTTCTGATTTCCTCATCTTTTGATAACTCCACACCGAAGAGGTTTTTCGTAATCTCAGCAAGGCTATACCTCCTAGGAACAAAACCGTTAGTAGCCAAATTATATAGACGGTACATAATAATAATGTCATAAATTTTATCCTGTTCTAATTGTTTATTGCATTTCCACATTGTAGCTTTTTCTATAACATCTATATCAAAAGGAGCATTAGCAAATACGAAATTGCGGTCTTCATGTTTTATAAAAAAATCTTCTAAATGGGTAGTTCTTACATAAAGAAGAGAAACGCCATCAAATACCTGCATAGTGATAAGATCTGGCGTTTCTGTGAAAGGTAGATAAGTAGTTTCAGTATCAATGGCAAGAGTATTTCCTAACTCTTCTCCCTGCCAGATGTTAATGTCATACTCTTTGCCATCATACTTCATTTATCTACGAATCCATTTTACTACTTTGTTTCTATCGGCATATCCATTTGTACCCTCTTCAATACCGAGATTAACAATTAGCTCTTTTCCTATAAAGGATTCAAGCTGTGTGGCATCATTCCCAATTCCTGCAAATCCGTTAATCACTCCTAGAGCTTTTAAACATTTGCCTAATTGCTCTTTTCCGATTGACGCTGCCTTAGGAACAGGATGATTAATAAGAAAATTAGTAAATACTAATCGTCCTTTGTAATCACCCTCCATAACTTTGAACGACGCTTTGACAAAACTACCATCTCCTTTTTTGGTAGCTTGCTCCGATACTCTGTCAAAAGTGACCAAATAATCACCATTTGGTAGAGGAGAATATGATTTTTTCTCCCCGGTACTCGTTTGTGTTGCTTGACTTGTAATAGCCATCTGCATCTCCTTTGTTTATTGTTTTGCAGGGGTTATATAACCCTTTATAGGGTTAATTTTTATTATTAAAATGGGTATCCATTTCCTTAATATATTTACTTACACTTTTAGCATGGTACATCCTAATTCCATCTTCTACTAATTCTATAATCCCCATAGCTAAAGTGGCATCTAAATCTTCTAATTCTGTAAAAGATGTTGTATCTAAAATACTCTCCAAAACGTCCATTACTACTCTTTCATCAATTGGTTCAATCATTTTTTCGCCACTTTTTTAGGTTTTTTTTCAGTCTTTACTCTACCTAAAAGTGTAATTAATTCTGTTAATAATATCTCTACTCTAATTTGAGAATCATAAACTTCTTGAATCATCTTCTCTCTTTCTAATTGTACTTCTCTTCTAGTTGGCATTTTTCTCTCCTTATAAAATTATTTTTTTAATACCTAAAAATTGTAATTGCTCATCAGTTGCTTCTGCCCACTCATTTAAAGTAGATTCTGGTAATTCTCCAGAAGCAATTAATTCTTCAATCTCTTCTAATCTTTTATTTAACTTAAATTTTAACTCAACTAAATTTTCATTATTTACATACCATTGATTTTTTATTATCCCATCAATGCTTTTTAATGCTCTTTTTATCTCATTTACTAAACCCATAGCTTCCCCCCTAGTTTGAATCTGTTTCATTGAAGACTGCCCATGAGGGGATATCTACTTCCTGTATACCCTCTTTAAAGTATTTCCCGGTTTCCCTTGCTTCTTTCAACAATTGTATACTCTTTTTGTATTTTCGTCTACCATTTTCTAATAATTTTTTTGATGCCTTTAACACCTCGATTTCATTGGTCATTTTATTAATAAAGAGGAAAAAGAAGTCAAACTCAATGCCAAAATACTTGGAAAATGCATCTACATATAGAGCTGCGCTTAAATCATAGTCAAATCTAGCTATGGTTTTACCAATTGTGAATATGTCTGTAGCATCTCCAGTAGTCTTAACATCAATTATTTGCCCATGTCTAATATAGTCGGCTCTAACCTTTATTTTCATGCCATCTATCTCTGTACATAAAGTTTGTTCAGATTTCCCTTTTTTTATAATGTCTACAGCAATTTGGTTTTCAGAATAAGCTTCTAAAATTGCTTGAGCCTGTAAAAATTGGGACCGGGTAATAATTATTTTACCTTCATTTTCTGCCTTAAAATCTTTATAGGCATTTCCCCTCCTAGTTGCGCCTTCATAAATAGCATACTCATCAGCAACTTTTTCAGGTTCTAAAATAAGAGAGTGAATATAAGATCCAAAATCATAAGCACTTTTATATCTCTCTTCTCTAGGTAATTTTAAAACATATCTGTTATGAAATTCCTTAGAATCTTTTAACATAAGTTTTAACCCGGAAGATGAAATAAATTCCTCATCTTTGTGGTAATCTTCATTTGTAATGTTTTGATTAATTCCTAATTCTAGCATGATATACTCCTATATATTTGTGCTCTACTTCTTTTTCCAGTTTCTGTTTCAAAAGCTAAGTAAATAAAATTATTATCTAATAAATCTTTAAGGATTTCGTTTCTTTCCCGCGCTCTCAAAAACCGGGTAATTCCTGAGAGAGCACGTTTTGTTATCCCTTTTTTCCCTTTTGAGTTTATTATGTTTAACACTTTTGCCGTATCCTCTTCTGTCTTATTTCTAAAGATATTATTTTCAGCTAAATCTTTCATGGTATGATAGAAATATAATATTAATTTATACGCAAAGTCAACATCTTTTTTATTTATTACAGGGTCTTTATATCCCATATTAGATATGGCATGTATTAAAGATAATTTTAATAGTTGTTGATATAGTCTACTTATTATGGGTAACATTTTATCTAAAACATCTGTTTCTTGCCTAAGGGTATCAAATTCTTTAAATTTTTCATCTAACACCTTATTAGCATCTTCTGTTTTACCTACTTCAAATATTTCCTGCTCAAAATCTCCTATAAATTTACCAGATTTAGGAGCCTGTACTCCTGCAACATAATCTAGTTGGGCTATAGTTTTAGGATCTAAGTGTACCGGTTTTTCTATTCTCCTAGCCGGGCTACCATATTCTCCTTTAAATACTAAAAACCTCCCCATTAAACCTTTTTCAATAGCTTCTGTAGAAACTCCTTGACAAAAACCTACTGGTGTGGTAGAGCATAACAGATTTACATTAGGTCTTACGCATCTTCCTTTATGCCCTTCTGCAGTCATGCGCCCTAAAATATAGAATTAGAACAGGTATATAATTCTGCTAATATATCTGCCATCTTACTATTAAAAGAGGCTCCCCCCCTATTTACGGATCTCAATAGACCACCCGCTTCGTCTATAATGTCTAGCCTAACAGGATTCTCAGGTAAACCGTTCATAAGGGAAGCATCAGATACATAATCACCCGCACCTAAAAGTCCATCTCTTTTAATTAATGCTAAAACTTCTTTAACCTTTTGTTGTGGGGCATCTTTCCCAGCTCCAGAAGGTGCAACATTTAAGATATATAGGTTAGGGGCTACTCCCTCAAATTCAAAAGTTTTACCAGCTAACACACCTATTATAGACAGGGCAGCAGACAAGGCAAAAGCCGGTTGCTCTATAAAAGAATTAGCTAGGATGTAATTTTGAATTACAGCGAGAACACCGGTCGGTTTCGGTAATTCGGGGCTTGACTTTTTTGAGATGTCCACGCTTTGTAACTTTTTTCTACGCTGTTCCTTAGCTAATTCATAATTTATAGCATGAGCAGTAGTAGGTTTTTCATATTCTTTATTATTTTTAAAACTTTTCCTATTAAAGGAATTTAAATGATTGGCATAGAATACCAAAGCATTAGTAAACTTCTCTGTATGCGGCATCTCGTCACCATCTGTAAACAAAGGAGGTTTATTGTTTTCCTCATCCTGATGTATTAAAAGCCGTATAGCATCATCCATAGGAGTAGAGGTAGTAATTAGGGAGGAACAATACTTACTCAATGCATCATTCCTACCACTAACTACCTTCCTACCTTTTACTTCCGCATCAGGAAAATGCATTCGCAATTCCTGTTTTAACACATATAATAGATGTTGAGGTAATATGGGGAGTTTTGTTTTATCGATATCTAATAGAGAGATATCCCCCCACTCATATGATTTTCCACAAGGATGTTTAGAGG